GGATGGGGTTAAGTGTTTGCATTTTTGATTCCTTTTAATTTGGTTGGTTGGTATCAGTTTGTTAAGCTGATGAATGAATTATGCATGAAAACTTAACAAAATGGCATCCAACCAAAAAAAAGTTGAGTTTTTTGCAAAAAAGCATCAAATTTGCAAAAATACAACAAAAATGAATACTTGTGTTTTCAAACTTAACAATAGACAAGCGTGTTAACTTATTGGTATCATGCTTAACATGAATACACAAACTGCAATCCAACTCGCTGGCTCTAAAGCCAAACTTGCAATCATCTTAGGTGTAAGCCGACCCGCTGTTACTCAGTACCGCGAACGCTTGCCTAAGAAACGCATTGCTGTGCTAATGGAAAAATGCCCACAGTGGTTTGAAGAAAAACCGCCTGAAGTCGAAATCAAAGAAGCAGTGTTAACACCTGTTTAAAAAAGGTTTATAATTGAGGCACGGCTACCTTTAGCGGGGGAAAAGGCGATTCATCACCGTCCTGCCGATGTTTCTTTTTTGTGATGATGACCGAATGATGTGAGGTTGATATGCACTATTACCAATTCAATATTGGCGATTACAAAAGCCATACAGAGCATTTGTCCGAAATGGAGGATTTATGCTACCGAAGATTGCTTGATTGGTACTATCTACATGAAGTGCCAATTCCACTTGATTTAAATGAAACTGCAAGACAAATTCGGATGCGAACGCATACCGATTGCATTGCGATTGTTTTGCATGAATATTTTGAACAATCAGAAAATGGTTGGATTCATCATCGTGCAAATGCTGAAATTCTTAAAGCTGGCGATAAATCACAAAAAGCAAGTGAAAGTGCTAAAGCTAGATGGAATAAAACCAATAAAACAGATACGAATGCAATGCGAACGCATAGCGAAAGCAATGCTACACATAACACAGAACACATTACACAAGACACAATAAAAAGAAAAGCAACTAGCGTTGCTTGCCCACCAGATGTAAGTCAACAGGTTTGGGCTGATTGGTTGCAACTGCGTAAAACCAAAAAGGCATCGGTTACCGAAACCGTTGTTAAGGGCGCACGTTCAGAAGCCGCCAAACTTGGATGGGAATTGGAAAGGTTTTTGGTTGAATGGTGTACGCGAGGCAGTCAGGGGTTAAAAGCCGAATGGGTTGATGACAAAAAAACCAGCATGACCAAGACAGGGCAAATGAATCAAACAGTAATGTCGGGATTGACTCGCGGACTTATTGGAGGCGGCAAAAATGTCAAATTACTTGGAATCTGATTTTGTTGAAATGGATGAAGGGCTTGATTACGTTTTTGTAATGCTTGGCGGCATATACGGTCAAGCGTTTAATCGTAATTGGGAGGGCATGGATTTAAATGTTGTGCGTCAGATATGGAAAGACCAAATTGGCACGTTTCTGAGATATAAGCCAAGCCTTGATTACGCTTTTGGAAGGTTAAATGGCGATTTTCCGCCAAGCGCAATTAAGTTTCGGGAATTTTGCAATGCTGGCCCAAATATCCCACGCGATGAAAAACAAATTGCATACACACCCACGCCTGTAAATCCTGAAGTGGTTGCAGAAGCAAAGCGCAAACTTGCAGAATTGAGGTCAAAATGGACGAAATAGAAAAATTAAAATGTACAGTGCCGAGTTGCAATAACCGTTGGTCAGTCAAAATTGAAGCCCCAAAATGTTCATTTCATCAATGGGGAAATGTTAAGGAATTGACCGACAAAAAAGTTAAGCAAGAAACACCGCGATTTGAACAGCCAGCCGACATTGAAGCATGGTGGCAAAAATGACAACTGAACAAGCAAACGAACTACTGGACAGCATCAAAGATGGAAACACCTACGCATCAATCAGAGAAATCACACAAGCCCTTTTCCAGACAGGAGACATACCAAACAACCCTAAAGCATTTGATTTGGATGGCATCGCTGAAGGGCGCGAAACATTACGCATGGGACAGAGCAAAGAAACTTGATGCAGACCCAAGCGGTTTATGGGTTGGCATCTCTGATGACTTAACAAAGGCAATGAATGAGACAAGCGGCAAAGACTGACGCAAATCAAACTGTAATAGTTAGCGCATTGCGTAAAGCTGGCGCAAGCGTTCAATCATTGGCGGCTGTGGGTAAGGGTTGTCCTGATTTGCTGGTGGGTTATGGCGGCATCAATTATTTGATGGAAGTTAAAGATGGCAACAAAGTGCCAAGCGCACAAAAGTTAAACATTGAGCAAGAGCATTGGCATAGCGTTTGGACAGGCGCGGTGCATGTTGTAAAAAGTGAAACCGAAGCATTGAAAATTTTGAAAGGGTAAAAAAATGAGTTTATTTAACACAGTGATAAAAATTAATGATGACCAATTGCATGATTATCCGCAAGCGATAACCAGCGCAAACACATCTGTGCGTATTATTCCGCATGGCACAAAATTCATTGCAAAAGCGTATCCAGCGCAAACAAGAGTCATAGATTTTGGCGGTGGCAAATTTGACAATGCAAAAGAATATTTGTCTGAGTTTCAAATTGATTGTGAAGTTTATGACCCATACAACAGAACGCCAATTGAAAATAATTTGGTTGTTCATCAAAAATACGACATATTGCTTTGCAACAATGTGCTCAATACATTAACAGATGATGTAATGGAAAAAGCCATTTTGGACATGGCAATAATTTATAAAAATTGTGAAATAAAAACAGGATTTATAACAATTTATGAAAGAGACAGAAACGGCATTGGATTGTTGACTAAAGCGGGTCAATATCAAAGAAATGAAATAACCAAAAATTATTTAATTCCATTGCAAAAATATTTTAAATTAGTAATTTTAGAAAAAAAATTAATTCGCATTAAAGGATTAAAATAATGAATCCTTTTCAAATAAATGAACCAACTGTCATTTCGTTTTCTGGTGGGCGTACAAGCGCATATATGTTGTGGCAAGTATTGCAAGAAAATGGCGGCAGACTGCCAGCAGAGGCAAAAGTGATTTTTTGCAATACAGGTTTAGAGCATGAAGGAACTTTGGCGTTTGTTGGTCGATGTGAACGCGCATGGGACATAGAAATTATTTGGCTGGAATATGCCAACAATGAAAACAAATTCATACAAACTGACTATGACAATGCAAGCCGTAATGGTGAACCATTTGACGCACTGACAACCAAGCGCAATTACTTGCCAAACCCTGTCGCAAGATTTTGCACTGCTGAATTAAAAATATTAACAATTGAACGCTATATGCAATCAATTGGCATTTCTGAATTTGAAACCATGATTGGCATAAGGGCCGATGAACCGCATAGGGTTGCCAAGATGCGGGAAACAAAGTTGACTCCCCTTGCAAGTGCTGGCATTACGCAAATTGATGTGCAAAAGTTTTGGTTTGAAAATAGTTTTGATTTGACTTTGCAATTTAAAAATGGCGTTACGCCTTGGGGCAATTGCACTTTGTGTTTTCTTAAAGGCCCAAATCAAATCATGTCTATGATTGCTTACGACCCAAAACAAGCAGTTTGGTGGGCAAATCAAGAAAAAAAGATTGGCGGAACATTTAGAAGTGACCGACCAAGCTATGCCGACATGATGCTTTATGCGAAAGACCAAGGCGACTTGTTTAACTTTTCTAATGCTATTTCTTGTTTTTGCGGGGAATAAATGATTTACAAATTAGAAAACCCCAAGCAAGCACACGCATTAATTGCAAGCCTATGGGTCAAAATAAAAGCGGCACTTGAATCAGGGCAAAACTTAACGCTTGAAGTTAAGAAAGAAAGCAAGACCCGCGACCAAGAAGAAAAATATCACGCCATGATTGCTGACATTGCCAAGCAAGCACAGCATCAAGGTGCGCGGTGGAATGCCGAAGATTGGAAAAGATTGTTATTGCATGAGTTTGCTAAGCAAGCCAATTTGCCACAAGGCAGAATTGTTGCAAGTCTTGATGGCACTGGCATTGTTCAGCTTGGGTTACAAAGCAGAAAATTAACAAAAGACCAAGGCAGTGAATTTATTGAATTCCTGTTTGCATGGGCGGCACAAAATGGGGTGGACTTAACATGAGAAAGCAATGCAAAAGAAAAATATGGGCAAAAGTTAACCCCATTGAGTATGCAATTTGTGGCGCGGCAATAACGACTGATGCCTTGCTGGACAAGGTGCGACTGATTGAATTAAGCGCAATTGAAAGCATGACAAAAGGGCATGGCACGATTGCTGATTGGCGTTCACTGGTGGACATGATGAACATTGCCGAAACAATGGCGACCAATGGCATAGGCGTTGAAGTACTGGAGGTATGCCAAATCGTTCAGAAAGAAATGCAAGATGCGGCACACAGGTATGAGAAAACCCGCAAAATGGGCTTAACAGGCATAGGCATCAAATACATTAAAGAACTTTACCAACTGCATGATTTACAACGCACAAGCATTAGTCGGTCAGAATATGAACGAATGTTGCAAAAGACTAGCGACTACATCAGGTCAAACAATAATCGGGTGGTGCATATAGCATGAGGGCAAAATTTAATTATTGGCGCAGTAAAAAACATTTGCAGAATGTGGCATCTTTGCCTTGTCAGCATTGCGGCTTAGAGGGCAAGACGCAAGCCGCACATAGCAACATGGCGGCACATGGGAAAGGGCGCGGCATAAAGGCATCTGATGAGTTTGTAGCGGCTTTATGTTTTGCTTGCCACCACGACCTTGATGCTGGTTATGGCTTAACCAAAGATGAAAAGCAATTGATGTTTAGAAATGCGTTAAGAAAAACATGGGCAGAATTGTTGGCGCGGGAATTAGTTTTGATTGACTCACCTGACCCGCTGACGGATAATTAACAAAAGGGGATTCCAATGGTTAAATTCACCGCCAGCGTAGAAGCAAAGCAACCCGACCCAGTAATGGATTTCACAATGTGTTTGCTTAACAGCGTGACCACTGGGCATATCTTGCACCTATCAAGCCGCAGTTACAGTCAGCATATGGCACTCGGTGCGTTCTATGATGGCATTGGCGACCTTGTGGATGCGTTTGTTGAAGCATTCCAAGGCAAGTATGGCTTGCTGACAAAGTACCCTACCACGGCTGTTTTAATGCCTGACATAAACCCAATCGATTATCTGGAATATCTGAAAACCGATGTGCAAACATTACGCAGAGCAAATGGATTCCCCCAAGACAGCGAATTGCAAAACGAAATAGACAACATTGCCAATTTGATTAACAGCACACTTTATAAGTTAAGATTCTTGGCTTAACAGGACATTACATGACAGCACAGTTGAAGATTGTTTACAAAAAGACAGAAGATTTAATTCCTTACGCAAGGAATAGTCGTACACACAATGAAAGTCAAATCACGCAATTAGCCGCATCAATAAGAGAATTTGGGTTTACAAATCCTATATTGCTTGATGGCAAGAATGGAATCATTGCTGGACATGGGCGGGTAATGGCGGCACAAAAGCTGGGTGAAACCAAAGTGCCGACCATTGAGTTATCACACTTAACAGACCATCAAAAACGCGCATACATCATTGCTGACAATAAACTTGCATTGAATAGCGGATGGGATAACGAACTACTGGCTTTAGAAATGGATGACCTAAAAGATGCTGGTTACGACATTACCTTAACAGGCTTTGACTTTGATGAAGTTAACATCGAAGAAGAAGAAGAAGCCAAGCCTAAAGACGATACACCAAAGATATTGATGTGCCCACATTGCGGTAATGAGTTCGATGCAAAACAATAATGCCATATGCCCCATTCAATAGCGTATGCCGTGAACTAGGATGCAAGAACCAACGAAGCAAACTTAACAGCTATTGCTTAGAACATGGCGGCTTAGAGCACACCAACCACGATAAGGACAACGCATACAGTAACCCAGCATGGCGCACGATAAGACGCGCCCAGTTAAGTAAACAACCCTTGTGCCAATCTTGCTTAACAAAAGGAATGGTTAACAGTGCCAAACATATTGACCATGTATTTCCTTGGAGACATATAGGCGACCACGCATTCCTACACAACATCTTCCAAAGCCTGTGCCATGAATGCCACAGCTACAAGACAGGACAGGAACGACAAGGGGTATACAAGCACTACACAGCCGAAGGCGCAAAAGATTTGAGCATCAATGACTACGCAACAAAAATGTTAAAAATCTTAATGGTTGTTTTGCTCACTGGGTGCGCGAGCAAGATACTAATTGACCCGAAAGCCAGCACCACGCCCGGCAACATCTACATCGACACAATGGAATGCGAACGCATCTCCGAAGATGTGCAATATTCAAGCGAAATGGCAAAGTCTGCCGCTGTGCAAGGCTTAGCATCTGCCCTGATTGGCGCATACATAGCGAGCAAAACTGGTGCGCCAGTTAAGTCAGCCGCTGGTGCTGGTCTTGCATCAGGCGCAATTGTCGGCACTGGTTCAGGCGCATGGTCAACTTATCAGCGAAGACAGGCAATTGTTAAGACTTGCTTGCTTGGTCGTGGTTATAAAGTTTTGGAGTAAAAAATGAACATTGAAAATATTGCACATGAACATAAAGAACAATTCAGCGATGAATTTCTACTTTGGATACCTGAAAACGCACACATATGGATGGCGTTTGAACAAGAGGCTTTTAAGGTCGTTAGGGCGGGTTTTAAGCATTACTCGGCCCGAACCATCATCCATGTATTGCGGCATCATTCTGCGCTGTCTGAGCAAGGCGTAGATGGCTGGAAAATCAACAACAATATCAGCCCATACCTTGCGCGATTGTTTGCCATACTTAACCCTAATCTTGCTGACCTGTTTGAATACCGCACAGCACACCGCGCACTGCGTGATG